CGCGATCGATGTCGATGTCGTGATCGATGATCGCGGTGGCCTCGTCGAACGGCTGGATGATGCCGTGGCCGGTCGATGACGCCTCGTTGACGGCGCGGAATTGCGGCTGCGCCAATGCCGCCTCGCGGAAGCCGACATATTTTGAACCGCGCAAGCCTTCGAACGGCATCACCTCAAAGACGTCACTATACTGGGTAAACATCTCGATGATGGTGCGCCGGATATCCTCGTTGGAAAAACCCTTGGCGTATTCCGGCAGCGTGATCAGATTGCTAACGGCCATAGTTTAGTTCTCCTTCAACTGCGCGGATCGCGCCACGGCGGCATTTTCGATTGGTCGAATTGGCGGTTGTAATCGAGCCGGTCCCGCGCGTTCATCCGGTTGTATTGCTCGTTCGATACCAGACCGGCCTGCTCGGGCGGTACGCGGCCATTGCCGCGGAATTGGGCGCCGCCCTGGCCGGTGATCTTTGATACTTCCATTTCGGCGTCTTGCACGTCTTGCGCGGTGAAAACGCGCTGCATGCGGCGATTACCGGCGGCGTCGCCGAGATAGGCGCGAAAGAATGTCGTCAAGGCATCGATGCGCGACGGCCCGGTGGGACCGAGCTTTTGCACTTCGGCATTGCGCGCGGTCTGGATCTGCTGCGCCGACGACACCTGACCGCCGGCGTAAATGGCGAGCAGTTTGGAAAACTGCGCCTGGTTCAAGCCGGCTTCGTGCGCCACGGCTTGCGCCTGGGCCAGCAACGGATCGGCGGCATTGAAGGAAAACGTCACGCCGTCCGGTACTTTGAAGTCGGCGGGCAACTCGGCCTTGTAGTCGTTGGGCGATGGCGGCAGCGTGGCGCGGCGCACGTGATCGCTGGCCTCAAAGGCGGCCAGGCGATCATAGTCGGCGCGGAACGCGGTCGGATCGGCGAATGTCTGCGGCAGCCAATCCGGTCTAGCTGATGCTGCCGTTGCCGGCGCCGCTGCCGGAGGTGCCGGGGTAATCGGTGTCGTAGCCGGGGACAAAGGTGTCGGCGGTGACGCGGCGGCCGGCGCCGCGGGTGCCGGTGACGGTGGCGGGCTTGGCGATGGTGTAGGTGACGCAGCTTCGGTCATAGTCGCGAATGCCGTCCGACATGAAACTCATCAGATCAGCGGCGAGACTGCGACGGCCCTCAAAGTGCAGCAACGCACTCATGTCAGTGGCCAGCCCCATGCGCAGCCGTTGCAAATGGCGATAGATGACAAGGCCGTCGGGCGAGCGCGCTACACGGTCCCAGGCTTCTTTGGTCTGTTGAAAGTCTAATTCTTCGCTCATGATTTTTTCTATGCCGCCGGTCCAATCATTGGCGGTCCGCCAGGCGCGCCGGCGACCGGCCGCGGCTGCAGGATCTTCGACATCTGCTCGACGGTGGCTTGCACCTTGGCCGGGTCGCGCAGCTTGATCAAAACGACGCGCGCCTTGTCGATCAGGTTCTTCATCGTCGCGGCGCCGTCGATATACATCTTGAATTCTTCCGGGAACGTCTGCGCCAAATAGGTGGCGAGCTGCATTGTTTTGACGATGTCCTGTTGCTCGGCGGCGGCCTGAGCCGGGTTGCGCGGCAGCGTCGCCACCGCGCGGCCGTCGACCTTCAATGGCGCAATGACGCCGGCGAGCTCGAGCAAATGTTTGTAGCGCAGGAAAAAGGCCGCCGGGCCCTCGCGCCAGAATGACATGCCCGGCGTGCCGAGCCGGCGCTGCGCGCGGGCGAGCTCGTCCATCCATTGCGTCGCGGTCGGCGGCGTGTCGCCGGTCTGCTCGGGATGATCGACAAAGAACAGCTTGCGCAGATCCTTTAGTTTTTCCTCGTATTGATAATTGGCGACTTGCGGCGATGGCGGCGTGTAGATCGGCTTGACCGCGCCCTCGCTGCCGGGCCGGATCGGATAGGCCATGCCTTCCTCGACGCCGGTCTCGACCGCGGCGAATGAGTCGTCCGGGTAGGTAATCGGAGGTTTAAAACTCAATGTCGCGTGCTCGATGCGCATCTGCTCGAGCTCATCGATCTGCCGGAACGTCGGCAAGCCCTGATACATGGGGCCGTGGGCGTGCGGCCAATCGGCGGTCGGATTAAACCGGGTCACGATCAGCGGGCAGGCGCCTTCGCCCTTGAGCACGCTGTCGTGGATCAATCGATTGTGCAGCAGCACGACGTGCTGCCAGCATTCGTCCGATTTGTCGTCCCAGTCGCGCCAGAAACCCCAAATGACCTGGGTGCGATCGGACGGCGAGTTATCGGCGCGATCCTTGAGCTCTGGTTCCATCTTGTCCCAGATTTCCTCGCCGACCAGCTCGCGCACATAATGATTGCGGGTGTAGCGCACCGCAAACCTGGTATCGATCTCGCCGTAGGGACCTAGATCGATCTCGAGCTCGCGGATCGGCACTGCGGAACAAGTGATCGGCATCGACGGATGTGGCCGGTCGATCCAGACGCCGGAACAGCAAATCGCCAGGTCGGGATTAAACGCCTTGGCAATCTCGGGATAGAAATTAGATGCGCGAATGGCGTCGAAGATCAGTTTATCGTCGGCGCGCACGCGGTCCTTGATCTGGTCCCAGATCCGCGGCGCAACAAACATGCCGCGGGTACGCTCGCACCACGGCTCGGCCTCCGGCATGTAGGCGTTAATGATCTGGGTGATAAAATCCTGCGTGAGAATGAACGCCTGGTCAGTGTTGAGCTCCGGCGCGTCGAGCATGCGGGCCTGGCTCGGCATCACCATTGACGAAATCTGGCGCTGCCGGTTTGGCGCGGTGAAAAAGTAGCACTCCTTGATGTCGAGTTCGATGTAACTTTTCCAGGTCCGGCACGCGGCCAGCCGGCTGACTGCTTGCTGCTCGAGCGTCCTGGTCTCGCCGGTATTGACCGCGCCGCCGGCCTGGGCGGCGTTGGTGGTTGTTGGATGCTGGTTAGCGCGGCCGTTGGTCGCCATTTTTAACCCTTAGCCGGCGGCGTCATCGGCGTGCCGTAGGCGCCGGAAACGCCTTGCGCCAATGCCAGTTGCGAGCCATAGCGCGCCATCAGGCTCGCCATGTCGCCTTGGGTTTCCTTGCGCAACGAGGTGACGAGGTTAGCCTGTGCTTGTTGCTGTTCCGTCTGCAACGCCGGATCCGGCGGCGGCGGCGGCGGTGTCGACACACTGACCACTATAATTCTCCAAAAACCTCTAACCGTTTTGACTGATAGGCTTGAACTGCGTTCTGCCTCTCCAAAAAGGTGCCAAGGCAATGATTTTTCCCTTCTATGGAAATCATTGCGCGCCAAAGTCCATGCCGTGTACGATGAACTCCCTTAAATCCGCTTTTGTTGTTTTTATAACGGCTTGTGTGAGCCTGATTTTGAGATCGCGTTAGCAATCTCAAATTGTCCCATCGATTATTACTTGGATCTTTATCTTTGTGATCTATTTCAAAGCCGACGGGAGGTGGCAATCCAGTAACGTAAATCCAGATTACCTTTGTGAGCCGATGATACTGTTTGTTTATTACAACGTCCCAATATCCATTTCGTAGGCAACCGGCTCGCGTGCCTGCCCATTTACCGCCGCGGCTAACCCTGCGGATCAATATTCCGTTTGTGGCATCATACTGGAATAGTGCTTTCAGCAATTTTTGGCTCAGAACAGACACGGCTAATCTCGGTTCCACCATTGCGTATTAGATACCGATATAAACCATCAGGTAGGATGCTCTGGCAACGCACTCCGAGCAATTGTTTAACAGCGGAAACACAATAAAAACCAAGTCGGCCAGCTAAAAGAGTTGGCTTATAAATCCGATCAAACTTCACCACGGCACAGCCGCGCGTGTAGGCAATCAACACATTCAACCGGGGCAGGAATGCAATGCGAGTGCCGCCCCATTGGCAGTCATACAGGATCCAGGCGCCGACGCCGGGAATGTAGGTGAACGCCGAGACGTGCTGAAAGCGGCCGAGCAACAACCGATTGAGCCCGGTTACGCTCGGATGAAACACCACGTTCCAGTAGGTCGGCTCGATGGCGTCAGGCAGAACGCGCGTGTCCATTTGCCAAAAACATCAAAACCCGTGTCAAGCAAAATTATTTCTTCAATCATTATGGGGCAAGACTGTCGCTAAGTCATTGACGCGCGAAAAATCAGAAAAGTCGATTTGCTATAATGCGTTTGCCAACTTGGAAAGGGGGTGATCCACATGGGTTGGTTAATTGCTGACAAAGAAATAGCCAAACTTCCTTGCCGGTTCTGCAGCAAGGAAATCGGCTACGACAATAAGTACTACACTGAGACTTATTACGACGATGACGGCCGTCTGACCGGCCGTTGCTACTCGCACTTTGTCTGCACTCACATCGAAGCAGCAAAGCTGCGTCAAGCCTAGCACAGCGGGCCGCCCTCGCAAATGGGGGCGGCCCTATTGTTTTTTCTTCGCCGCCGCAAAGATCCTGATCACCGTGCGGGCGGTATTGATAGTCGATCTTCGGATCCGTCTTGGCTTTCTTCGGCATCGTCGAATTCCGCAGCGAGTTTTTGCAATTTATGGTAAGCGGTGGCACACATGCGATCGGCAAAGGATTGATTGCCGGCTTTTACATACGCGGCGGCGGCTCGGTATTGTTTCACGATATGCTCAAGCCTGACACAAATGCGATCAATGTCATTCAGTAGGCTAAATTTTTCTAATTCAGATATTTCATGCATAGATCCGCCGCATGGTCTTGCGGCCGTGCCGGATCTGCACCGGGGTGATGGTGCCGATCGGCCTTAAACCCACCATGCGGCGGCCCTCGCCCAACCCCAGGCACAGATATTGCAGCGCGTCGCATAGGTTCGAATATTTGTCTTTCTTTGGCCGCAACTCGCCGTCGTCCTCGCGCACCAAGTGATAGCGCCCGGCCATGCCGACAATCAGCGTTCTACACAACGGCGAGATCACCAGGCGGTTGTGGCCGCGCGGGTTGTCGTTCAGGATATAGGCGACGGCCTCGGTGCGAGTGGCAATGTCGTTCTGCTTGACCGGCGCCGGGCTGACAGGCATGCCATGCGAACGAAAAACATCGTAGGACGACGTGTCTGTGGATTGACCGCGATCGGCACCTTTGGGATCGCCGACAAAACGCACATTGTATTCGGGATAATGTTGCGTGAGGAACCGCTGGACCCGCGGCGCAAAAGTAGTCGCCGGCTCATTAAATCCAAGGATCTCATACTGAATAAAGATGCGTTGGTTAACTTCCTGCGCGAACAACGCCGCCGGAAATACGCGGCCGAAATCCAGCGCTACGATAACATCGTGATTTTCCACCGGTCGTAGCGGATTGCGGGCAACATGAAACTCGCGCCGAAACATCGGCCAGACCGGGGCACCCTCGACCACCAGCGCGACCCGGTTCATCAACCGGCTTTCGATCCAGGCCCGCGACTTGCCGACCAATTGCTGGGTGTAATAACCGGCGCGCAGATTGCGCAAATTCTCGGTGGCCGGGTTTACCGTGTAGCCGCTCAATTGGCCGCGCTCGTCGAATTGCTCGATCACCGCCGGCGGCTGCCGGTAAAACCCCCAACCCTCCGGCCACTGGTATTGCGCCACCTCGTCACTCAATAAACCTGGCGGCAGATCGACCTGGCCGGTCATCATGGCGAGCCAGCAATCCTCATCGGGCGCATTGCCGTCCGCCAGGATCCCGCACCAGGTCGGGCCGCCGTGCCGCTCCGGCGGATAGCGCAACCGGGAATGCGCCTCGTCGAAAATCTCCTTGGCCATGAATGGCAGCTCGTTGAACAGAATGCCGGTGAACTCGGTCGAGCGCAATTTTCTCACGTCCTCGACTTTATCCAGCGACATGAAATGAAACTCGGCAACGATGTCGTTGTACTTGATGAGGTGCTGCATAAAGCCAGGCGCAGCGTTGAAGCGGCCATAAATATGCTCAGGAAATAATTCGAGCCAGGTCTTGACGGTAGATCGCTTAAGGTCAGGCAACGTATTTCTAACAATTCCCCACCGCGAATAACGAATGTTGTCAATCGGGGAAGGCTTTTGCTCTTGGGCATGACGCATCGCTCGCAATAACAGCGCCACGGTCTTGCCGGAACCGAGCGGGCCCTGAATGTAGTCGACCTGATTGTTGGAGGCGATGAACTTCGCCACCTCGGTGCCGGCAATGAAATCAAATTCGGTCGGCATAATTATGGGTCAATATACCAGGTGAGTGAGATCAGGACGATGATCGCCACGATCAGCACCAGGCTAATGGTAATAAGGAATTGGTCGAGCGTCACTAGCGAATTGCCTTTTGTACCATTATCGTTCCCAATAGGTAACTTGCGGGCAAGGCCAATGGCATTACACCTGACAGGTCAGAAAGTACGACGGCGGAAACAAATCAATCTCCGGCTTACCAAGCCGTTACAAAACATGGTTGATGCTGCTGCCAAAAAACACCAAATCAGCCGAAATCAATTGATAAATCATTTAGTCAAGCTTGGTTTGCAACAGATACAATACGAGAAAGAGCCCTGGTGGTCGATTTGAGGATATTATCGTACCGGCGGCGTGCGGCCCTTGGCGTGGCGCGCCGCATGCGCGATCGGATGGGCATCATGGCTCGCTGGCGGTTTGGTCGGCGGCTGCTTGGCGTCGGGGATCGAAGTTGCGGCCATCGTCTCGCGCTGCGCCTCGGCTTCCGCCTGCACCACCATGTCTTGCTGCGCCATTATGACCGATCCATGCCCGGCGCCTTCTTGCCGCCAGGGTCGCGCGCCGACTTGATGTGATGCGACACCGAATGCTTGGGATGGCCGGAAAAATTCAGCGGCGTATGGGTCGACGGATTGGGCCTGACGCCCGCCTTCTCGGCGCCCTTGATGTTGCCCTTGTTGATCGAGGCATAGAACACGCTCTCGCCCTTCTTGGCGCCGTACTGCTCGTGCATCGCTCGCCTAATCTTCTCGCCCTTGGCCGTCAGTGGCATGACCATTGCTCCCAAATTGAATGCCCGGAATGCCCGGCCGCGGCGGCTCGGCCAGCTTGGCCCGCGCCGGAATGCCGGCCCTTATCATGCGCTCACAATGCTTGAATATCGCCTCCTTGTCAGCCTCCCGATACGGCTCGATCTCAACACCAGCCCGCGATAATCGCGCCAGCAGCCAGGCCCCCAACAAGGCCCGGCCCTGCTCACGATCCGGCGACCACGGCGCCACATCGCCCTCATTGAAGGTGAATAGCCGCAATGGATGAAACTCGCCGGTCGGGATCTGCGCCGCCCAGACGTTGAACTCAGCCTGATAGCGCTCGAGAAAATAGGCCGGAATATCGCGGATCTGGCTCATCGCCGATGCTTGACCTTGACCTTCGGCCGGTGCGGAACCCCATGCTCGTGCGGATCCTGTTTTTCGTCCGGCTCGTCATCCTCATCATGGTCCGCCGTGTCGACCGCCTGGTGCACGCCCTCCACATCCAAAGAATGAAACCGCGCCGCCCACTCCTGCTGCCGCCTGGTGGTGGCCTCGGTCGGTGGCATCAATTCCCGCACCATCAAAAATAAATCCCACAATAAATCCTTCATCGCAGCGCCCCATTGCCATTGCCGGCCCGTACCGCCGGCGGCCGGATCACCGTCTGCCCAGCATCGGCAAATACCACATCAATGCCAGCCTCGCGCAAAATCGCCTTGGCAATCATCACCGCAATCTCCGGCGCCACAACAAATACCGGCGGCGCCACAAACCGCAGCGAACCATCCAATAACCGCGTCACATTGAAATCGCCCTGGCTCATTCCTCACCACGCCGCCGCTCGGCCGCCTCCTCCCGCATGAACCTCGCCGGATCGCTAGAATGCCTCTCGCCGGCTTCCTCACGATAATGCGAAGCCTCACCAAACTTGTCGCCATGCGAGTAATGCCCGTCCGTCTGATGCAACCGATGCGTGTCATGCAGGATCCGCTCATGATCGCGCTGCCCACCACCCCGCCCAGTATGCACCGCACGATGCCCGGCAATCCGCGCATCATGCTCATGCCTCCTCGCCATCTCATGCGTAGGCCCCGCATGATTGGTCGGCTCCTTCATCCCCGCCCGACCCTTCACATCCGGCTCCATCCGACCCTGCCCACCACCACCCTTCTCAAAATTGCGCTGCCCAGGATGATGAAAACCGCGACTGTTCTCCATAAAACCCTCCTACATCGTCGCCGTCGGCGTGTACGTGTACGAATGCGCCAAACCATTCCTATCCAGCACCGTGCCCGACGCCTGCGTCCCCATCAGCATCTGCTCAATCTTCTGCAAGACATCAATCACACACTGACACTCCGACCGCTTGGTCTCGCCGTCGTTCTTGTTGTTGCCTGTGTTGATCGTCACCGATAACCGCGTCGCCATCGCTCATTCCTCCAAAATGTTTTCAGCTCAGATATTTTTCTCAACCCCGGTGTTATAACCGCACAATGTGTGCGCGGGGATTACGAGCAGTGCGCGCGATGCGATTTTTTCCCCCCTGGTCGTTTGCAGCGAGTGCGCGGGAGATCCTAACGCAAGCGCGTTTGTTTGTTTGATCTCGTGCTCATCCGTCATGTGGTCATTGCTCAGATGTTGGCGTTTCATCGGCATTTGCAGAGATTGTTGTTTGCTCGTGTTGCGCTGGTGTTGCGCTGACGTTCACGATGCGGATCGTTACGCCTGGCGAAGCTGTTTGTTTGTTGTTTGTTTGTTGCTCCTCAAGCATCTCAAGTGCTTTGATTGCGTTGACTGCGGGCATGTTGTTGTCGGCGTCAGCGATCTCGCACAATCTGTGAAAGTTGGCGACTTGCCTAGCACCTCGAGACACGTCCAATTGCTTGCGCAGGTAAGTGATAACGTGTGGTTTCTCCAAAGCTAAGCGCATGGCGCGGGTAGACAAACCGACTGCAACAGCGGCGTCATCCCAACGCTGTTTATCGACGACCATTGCGCGGATTGCGTCTTTGACGCGTTTAGTGATGCGCAGTTGTGGCACGGAATTGCGAGCTAATGCGGTTTTATCTGAGAAGGCGAGCTCGTTTGGCATGGTGGGAGTATGCCTAGTTACGAGCTCGCCGGGCAACGCACGCCGCTTTGTCATGCTTTGCCGGTTGCGAGTGGGCGTGCGTTGTCATTTGCAAGGGACCCGCGCTTACGCTGAGCGGGTGAAGTGATGAGGGGATAATGCAGGTGGCTTGGCAACGCACGCATAGAAATTCGCCCATGTTTGGCGAATTATTGGCAAATTATTGGCGATTTATTTGGGCGAATTCGTCTTGACATGGTTGTTTCGCGTTTTAGTTGTTTCGGGATTAGTAATACCGCATTCCTCCAAGGCGCGGCGGGCTATCTCTTGCTGATATGAGCTAACGCCAGTTGGGTCTTCTGCTATTTCTTCCAGCGCCGTCCGTAACCGATCCTGCTCTACGTAAGCTTCGCTTAACCGCAAATCCTTTTCCTCAATAGCGATTTTGGCGGCGTCGGCAATGCGGTCCCGATCAGCCTTAAGCGCGTCTCGCTCGGCCCGCAGTATCAAGATCTGATTGGTGAGGTGAGCGGCGAAACTTTGGTGAGCGTCGAGTTTATCGTCGGCCATGGCGGACCATGCGCATGATTTCGCTGCGTTGGCGTTTGGTTAGGCGTTTCCAGCGGGCCTGGCGGCCGATTTTCTGGATGCGGGCCCATTTTCGAGCGGTAATGCCGTTGACGTACAAGCTTGTACGTCGCGCATAGGACTGGTTATTTGGTTTTAATCTATTACGCAGCCTTTTTGTTTGTTCGGCATTTTCGATGAGAACGGCGCTGATGCCGAGAGCATTGAACAGCGGCCCCATGCTGACCATGCCGATGCGGCGGATTGGATTGGGGCTGATCAGCTTGCTCAGGTAGCGGTCTGGCAGGCCGGCGAAGGCATCGAAGCGCTGCCCATTGACGGCGAGTTCATTGACCCGGTTCCGGATGGCAGTGAGCAAGCCGGCGTAATCGGAAAATTCGGCGATGACGCGACCGTTCATAGCCAATCGTTAGCGAATTCAATCAGAAATTCCATTTCTTAGTCCAACTGCCACCGGGACCGGGGCAATATTCATTTCCTTGGTTAT